TCGCAGGACATCTATGATGACAAACTGAACTCAGTTTCAGGTTGTTATGACTATGCCAAGCGTGATGATCCGAGTGTCATCGCCAGAGCTATCTACGACGTAGCAAATGGAATTTGGGAAACTTATGCTATGATCCTTGGTTCACGCTCCCAACGTGGTTCTGAGAGATTCATTTTTATAGCACCTTTCTCATTAAATCTAGTCGAAAAGACGTTTCTCTATCCTCTCATGGAGCGCATACGATCCGTAGGCGATCCTTTCTTCTCAGCCTGGGAAGGATTTGGTCAAGTTGAACAAGGTTTCAAAGACGATAACTTTTTCAGTGAGGAAAACACGTACATTCAACAAGATTTTACTAAGATGGACCGTCATGTTAACCGCAAACAGATGCATATCGTCGCGGAAATCTGTGCTAAGTTTTGGCAGCCCAGTTTTGCGCAAAAGTTCTCCGACTTGCTACAGTACATTCTAGACATCCCAGTTTTGATCTCCCTGGACAAGCTGGTTACCGGTACACACGGGATGCCTTCGGGTTCTGGAATGACTAACTTTGCGGAATCATTGATTAGTTTGTACCTAATCTTAACATACTCTTATAACGGACTAGAAGTCGTTGCATTTCAGGGTCTCGGTGATGATGGTGTCATTGCGATCCGACGAAACGGTATGGATGATTCAGAGATATTCGCCGTTATGGAAGCTGGTGCTAAGGAGATTGGACAAATTCTAAACCCTGAAAAGCAAGGTATCAGTGACCACACAACAATTTACCTACAGAGATTCTTTGATGATCGAATTCCCAATCAAGGAATGGTCTTAGGAATGTATCCCAGTGTATTGGCTCTTAACACTGCGATATATCCAGAACGTTTTCACGACGCTCGCAAATGGAGTAAAGAGATGGAAATACTCCGATGGATTATGATCTTAGAAAACTGTAAGAATCTCCCTTACTTTAGAAAGCTAATCCAATTCTTTATTGAAGGTGACAAGTATAAGTTAGGACTTGCTCTACCAGGCTTCTTCACACAGTTACCACCCTTGTATGAAGAGTCAAAGGCTATTAAAGGTTTCGTTCCTACCTACAACCAAGAAAGTATGGATCGAGGAATATATCAATTTGAAACTGTGAAAATCCTCTTAGAAATGGCGAGTCAACGCTAAATGCCC